TCACGGAAGTCACCAGCCACACAAGGCGGCAGATGCTGTGATTGAGCGTCTGAACAAGGGTTGTCGAGCACACAAGTTGACACGATGAACACAACAACCACCGCAGCACTGCATCAGGTCCGCTGGCGGCTGATCCCCGCTGCGAATGATTCGCCGGTGGTTTTTCTACAACAACAGGAGGCAACGGAAGTGCCAAAGAAGTCGAACCGAATTCGGAGACTGGGTGAGCGGGTGCTGGTCGATGACGGTGAAGGCATGTGGCAAGCTGGCAAGATTGCCACGATCATCGAACTGGAGGACGGCGGCGTGGCGTACGTGGTAACGTTGCGGAATGGCAGGCAGGTCTGGGCCCCAGCGAGTTGCGTCAATCCTGATCCACAGAGACCACGCGGGGCAGACCCGACGCCGGAGCAGATCCGGCAGCGGTGTTTGGAGATTCAACGGGAGTGGCCGGAGGAAGTCCGGCAACAGCGAGACATGCGAGAACAGCCGGTATCGTGGAGCGTTCCACGGTCGCATTATGTCAGAGACACGCAAACGGGGAGGACGGATTTTGAGCACTGAGTTGTATTTTGACGTGCTGGGCGAGCCAATTGGTCAACCGCGGCACAGAGTCAGCACAATCGGCGGACGTGCTCGCACGTATCTGCCAAAGTCACATCCGGTGCACGGATACAAGGCAGCGATTCGGGCGGCGTTCACTGCTGCGGCTGGCAAGTGGAAAACAATCACAGGGCCAGTGCATCTGGCAGTGTATTTGCAGTTTGAAATGCCGAAGTCGTGGAGCCGCAAAAAGCGGGAAGAACTCATCGAGCAAAAGCACACTGGCAAGCCGGATTTGGACAACGTGCTGAAAGCCGTTTGCGATGCTCTGACAGATTGCGGAGCGTGGCAAGACGACCGACAGGTGGCGTCGATTTTCGTCGCAAAGCGGTGGTCTGAGCGTGGCAAGACAACTATTCGAATCGAGCGTGAAACCGAGGGTGCTGAGTACGACTGGACTACACCAGGCCATTACGTTGTTTGATAGAAAGAGGACACATGAAACGCACGAAACCACAGGTCGCAGCACTCCCGCACGATGCGCCCGACATCCCGGAGCAGACGCCGGAACACCTGCTGCCAGAGAAGCCGGAGGGGTATTCCCGGTTGGTGATCAGCCGAAAGCCACAGGAATCGTTAGTGATCGACTGCAACGGAGTGCAGGTGCAGATTACGCTGGTTGAGATCCGCAACGACAAGGCACGACTGGCAATCGTGGCACCACGAGACGCGCACATTCTGCGGTCAGAGTTGCAGGAGGGTGCATATGGTCGGCGATGAGCGGATGGCGGCGACGCTGAAAACGTTGGCGGTCGGCGAATCCTGTCGGCTGCCTTCACGGTATCGACTGGAACTGACCGTGCGGAACATGCTGGCACGCACCGGATACCGCTGGACGGTGATTGAGATTTACACGCCGAAAACAAAAACCACGCAATTCACAGTCACGAGGGACGCATGAGCGAGAACATATTCGCCCCATTTTTCGGGGCTATCGAGGACGGAGCGCGTGAGCGCGAGGCGAGGGAATACGGGCGCGACGGACCACACAGCCGGTGGGATCCTGGGGAAATGCCGTGGGGCATCCCGCGGCGGATTCATCCGGAGTACCGTGAGCGATTGAGTAGTGATCCGATTGATTGGCCGACGGTCGGCGAATCAGGTTCAGTAAGTGATGATAGGGGTAACGACGAATGAAGATTACGAGGGGTAGAACGGTGGTGCCGCGACGTGTGATGCTGTACGGCACACACGGGATCGGCAAATCGTCATGGGCCGCGCAGGCACCGGACGTGTTGTTTCTGAATCTGGAGGATGGACTCAACGACATTGATTGTGCAAAGACAGAGCACCTGCGGACGTATGCAGACTTGATGGGTGCGCTGTCATGGTTGTTCGCGAACGCAAACCACGGATTCAAGTGGATTGCGATTGACACCGTCGATTGGCTGGAGTCACTCATTCATGGTGAAGTGGCGGGCAAGGCTGGGAAAAAACACATCTCCGAGATCCGCTACGGCGAGGGTTACAAATCCGCGATGGCGTTGTGGGATTCGTTGCTGGATGGTCTGGACATGATGCGGCGATCGCAGAACGTCGGTGTGATTCTGTTGGCCCATACGGCGGTGCGTAAGCACAATGACCCGACAGCGGACAGTTACGACCGCTACCAGCCCGCATTGCACGAGACGGCTTCGGCGTTGATTCAAGAGTGGTGCGATGAAGTTCTGTTTGCGAGCTACCGCGTTTACACGCGGAAAGAAGATCAGGGGTTCAGCCGCGAGCGGACGATTGCCAGCGGTGCGAGTGAGCGGTATTTGCGATGCGTGGAGACTCCGGCAGCGTTGGCGAAGAATCGGTTGAACATGCCGGGGGAGATTGAATTCAGTTGGGCGGCGTATGCTCAGCACATCAGTGGTGTTTCTTCAGATGCGAAGGGTTGATGAATCATGGCGAATCTTTCTGATTTGGATTTGGCGAATGTGGAGGCAGCACCAGCCCGAAGGCTGTTGCCGATTGGTGAGTATCAGGCGACTGTCATTGACAGCGAGGTGAAGAAACCCAAAAGTGGTGGTAATCCGATGCTGGTTCTGACGATTCAGATTCAGCAGCCTGCCGAGTACAGCGGCATGAAGGTTTGGGACAACCTGAACATCAAGCACGCGAACCCGGACGTGGCCAACATTGCCAAACGCCAACTGAAGGCGTTGATGGCAGCGGTTGGCAAGCCAAACGCTGCCGAAAGTGCTGAACTGCATGACCGACTGTTCACAGTGACGATCGGACATCGCGAGGACAAAGGCCAGACGTATCCGCAGGTCAAGGGCTACTCGCCCAAACGTTCGAGCGGTCAGCCGATGACGCAGACATCCTACGCGGCACCGTCTGCAGGTCCTGCGAATCCGTTCGGCTGATGGTCGTGTGTTGAGGTGTTTTGAGACCCGGCAGCGGTCAACGCTGCCGGGTGTTTTGCGGGAGGGGTGATCGGTGGAAGCGAGATGGTATCAATCGGAAGCAAACACAGCCGCATGGCAATTCATCAGCGACGGACGCGGAAATCCACTGATCGTGTTGCCGACAGGAGCGGGCAAGTCGATCGTAATTGCACTGCTCATTCGGCAGGCCGTCGAGTGGGGACAGAGGGTGTTAGTGGTCGCGCATCGCAAGGAACTTTTGCAACAGAACGCGGACAAGATCCAGCGTCTGACGGGGCTGCGCGTAGGGATCAATTCTGCCGGACTGAATGAGCGGGACATCGACAGCACGGTGATATGTGCAGGGATTCAGAGCGTGTATCGCGACGCGGCGGAATTCGGGCGGCGTGGTCTGGTCGTGATCGACGAAGCGCATCTGATCAGCGACGACGGCGGGAGCATGTACCGGCAATTCCTCGACGGACTGCAACAGCACAACCGCAGGTTGTTTTGTGTGGGACTGACCGCGACCCCGTACCGCACGGGTGAGGGATCGTTGGCAGGTGAAGGCAAGCTGTTCAGTGGGATCTGCTATGAAGCGAAAACCGGGGCGTTGATTGAGGCGGGATTCCTGAGCAAGTTAAGCAATAATCCGGCAGACAGTCAGGCGGATCTGAAAGGAGTCAAAGTCAGGGGCGGTGAGTTTGTGGCTGCTGAGATGGAGGCCGCGTTCACCGGCGACGCAATCATTCACACAGCCGTCTGCGAACTGACGATTGCCTGCGAAAACAGGAAGTCCATACTGGTTTTTTGTGCGGGCGTCCATCACGCCGAACAGGTGGCGGCAGCACTCCGGGATCTAACAGCGCAGGACGTGGGACTGGTCACAGGCGAGACGCACACAATCGAGCGTCAGCGGGTGTTGTCGGATTTCAGATCCGGCAGTCTGAGGTGGTGCGTGAACGTGGACGTGCTGACGACGGGATTCGACGCGCCAGGGATTGACGCGGTGGCTGTCCTGAGGGCCACAATGTCACCCGGTTTGTTCGCGCAGATTGTCGGGCGTGGCCTTCGCATTGCCGAGGGCAAAACGGATTGTCTCATTCTGGATTTTGGTGGCAACCTGCAGAGGCACGGCGCACTCGATGCGGATGATTACGGCATCAGCAAGCCCCGCAATTCAGACGGCAGTGAGGCACCGTCAAAGGTCTGTCCGAAGTGCAAAAACGAGGTCCATTTGTCCGCCGTCAAGTGCAGTGAATGCGGGCATCTGTTTGTGCGGCAGATGGATCAGGGACCGCGGCACGGCGACGAGATCGACACGACTTCCAGTATCGTCGGAGCACCTGAGCCGCAATGGTACGACGTGCAGGAAGTTCACTGGCACTTGCACCAGAAAAAGACGACACCGGGCAAACCGCCTACGCTGTGCGTGAGTTACTACGTCAGCGACGACACCATGCCTGCGGGCAATCTCGGCTGGATTGTGGTGCGTGAATGGGTTTGTTTCGAGCATGAAGGATTCGCGCTATCGAAGGCGTTTGCGTGGTGGGATGCGAGATCATTGCAGCCGTTTCCGGCGAGCGTGGCGGAAGCAATCACGGCATTGAATCACGGGTCAGCGCGGAAGCCTTCGCGGCTGTTGGTGAAAAAGGAGGGCCAGTGGGATCGGATTGTGCAGGCTCAGTTCACGGAAGAAAAGCCGACGATGATTCGAGAACTGGCGACGACATTAAACGACTTCAATGAGGATTGTCCGTTTTGATTTTTTTTTGGAGGGTGTGACGATGACAGAAAGACTGTGCAGGAATTGCAAATGGTTCGATCAGTTGCCGGAAAAAGGTTATGGCACATGCAAGCGACATCCCCCTGACATCGACGGAGAACACCCATA